CCGTAAGCTGCACGTGAAACCTTTCCGGCTGTTAACATAGATTCTATATGCTCTCTCGTGGGAGGAAGTTTAACGTCACCTCCACCAGAAGAACTCCCTCCGACCTGACCAGGAACTCCGCCATGACCGAAGTTGCCAGAACCCGGTCCGCCCTTTTCCACATCATTCAATCTCATGCGACCTTCGCAGCCCTCTTCTTTGCAAGGGGTGCCAGGAACACAATCTGCCTTTGCTTTACAGACATCACAAGTGCAGGCAGAGTCTCCTGCTGCCTTCTCTTCAGCAACCTCTTCCATCTTGCCATCACATCCTTCTTCTGCACAGGCAACTCCAGGAGGACACTTCCGCTTGACATCACACTTGTTGCATTTACAAGCAACAGCGTCTGCAACATCTTCAGAGGCATACCCGCCATCTTCATCCTTACCGTTCTCCATCCCTGATTCCTTGATGATGACCGGATGACCATTTCTTGAGAGGACTGTGACAGACTTCTGTTCTTTCTTATCGGGCTTCATCTTGCCCTTGCAGTCTTCACCACATTCAACTCCAGCTGGACACTTCCGCTTTTTGCCGCACTCGGAGCAGACACAAGGCTCTGCTTTATCTGAGTCCGTCACATCATCACCCTTTTCAGAAGTCAGGTCGAACTTGTCGACATGCTTCTCTTCGGGTGTCTGCACAGTAGCCTTTTCGATGAAGCTCTTACTCCAGCCAAGCTGACTGAGGATGTTGTCATCATTGACCATACCCTTGACCACCTGGATCATCTCAGCGTCCGTGTTGCAAGGAACAGAGACGAAGCTATGTTCAAGCAGAACACCACTGGTGATGATTCGACTGACAGCCTTCTCAGCGCGACCCTTATCGAATTCCTTCCAGGTGGACTGTAGACTATTAGCAACTCGATCCCAGTCCCGTGCTCCGGGCTTCGTGTGACTGGTCGGAACAAACCCGATTGAGCTTGCCTTCATGTGACCCTGCTCAACCAGATGCCATACCACGTTGGCAAGAGTCCCTTCGCCGGTATTGGCGTGATTGGTCAGAGCCTTGATGCCGAAGTCGTCAGCTTCGATCCATTGGTCGGAACCAATAGGAAGAAGACTGTAGTTGTGATTGACAAGTACGTGCATGTACTTCTGAAATTCTTTCAGGATGATGCCCTTCGGAATGACGATCTCGTCATCACGATCCTGCGTCCTTGCGCTGACGTACTTCAGTGACTGACGTTTGCTGACATCCACCTTCTGGATCTCAGACTTCTCGCTGTGCGTGTGTCTGTGAAGCTCGAGGCTATCTGTCTTCAAGCCTGAATCCTTTGCCACCCGAACAAAAGCATCCTTCAGCCATACCGGGCTGTGGTCCACCATCTCACCAATCTTCAATACTGTCTTCATCTGCTATCCTCCTGATTTAATTCCTGACACTATACATTGTTCCCTAAACCCTCACAACCCTTGCTGTATGAGATTCATTGCCTGCGAGTGAGCTATCGGGCAGTACTTTGAATCCAGCCACCACGGGGCCGGCCATCCATTTATCCCTGACATCAGCTCCAACAACACATCTGAGATCTTCATCTTCACAACATCCATTGGACTGCCCCTGTCAACTCCGTAGTTGCTGGAGTACTTCCGGCGAGCCATTAAAAGAAACCGCGGTTCCAGGATGCCCTCTGACTCATACCGCTCTCCTTCACGGCCGTACAAAGCCTCAGGGATCCAGATGCCTGTAGGTGCCACATCCTCTGGACCAGCACATACTACGCCATACTTCAGCCCCGTGCCACTGTCACAACGAACGATGAGCTGTAGTCCTCCATTCACCCAGACATACAAAGCCTCTTCATCGTCAGGGACTATCTCTACTTTTTCGAGCTCAAGGATCTCAAGTGGCTCGTTGGTATATTGTACTTGTTCCATTGTGATGCGTCCTTTCCTATATCCTTCACATACTCGTCATCAGCCATCCGGACTACGGGTTTATTTGAATACGTAAATATCCATTCGTTCTCTCCTTCACCGCAGAATCCTGTTCCTCCTGCAGCATGATTGGGAGTCAGTAATGAAGAGTGTACATCGACAAAGGGTACAGCCTGACCGACGGCCATAGATCCTTCCACCGATGTTCGTTTGAGATGTGATCCCGCGGAAGCTGCAGGCCGGAGCATAGTGTAAGTCTTTCCCTGTTTCAAACTTGTGGGAATCACCTGTGCACTTTCGGTGCGTACTAAGAATATGGCCCGTGCTTTGGGATCTGAATTATGCAAAGAGGTATGCTCAAGAAACTCCTGCGTGTATGCAGCTTGCAGAGCCATCGACTTCATTAGTTTTGCAGGACCTCCTATTTCCTTTTCATGCTTCTGTATCTCGGTTCCTTTTGATCCTCCATTAGGCCACTTGTACTCGGATAGACCTCCACGCTGATTTGCAACAGCCTGCTTGAAGGCTAGTGCCTTCTCTGTGTTGGTCTTGTCCATCCACTGCCTCTGCCACTCCACAGCCTTCTCATAGTCAATGCCTTCAGTCTTATACCGACTGATCAATACATCGAATGCTGTTTTTGGTCCGGTCTTCACCTCTGCTTTAGGTTCACTTATCTGTGCCGGCTTTCCTCCTGCATCCTGCCAGGTCTTCTCCATTGGCTGAATCATGGATGCTGGTTTTGTATTGGTATCTATAGCCACCGAAACCATATGAGCATTCTTGTACAGCTGTGCAGCAGCTTCCTTCACTGGACCTGTATGTGATGCTGATATTGAAACAACGGTCTTAATAGCATCGTGCAATGCTTGAACCTTTGCTGTGTTGTAGTTCTGATCTCCTGCATGAGCTCCTGCGGTCTTGGCTGCAGCAATGATGGTCATGTGTGCTTTCTCTAACTCAAGAACCCCTGAAGGATATTTGATAGTTGCTACGGCAAGACCCTTTAACTCTTCGGAGCTGCGTCCCATTCCGTCACCAGAAACACCCTTATCATCTAAGTACATCACATCAGGATTTCCGTACTTAGTCATACCACCAAGCTGCTTCGGAAGTGCTTCTTGTATACCCGATGCTCGCAACTCAACCCTCTGCTCTGCCACCCGATCAGCATGCCCCTGCTCGTACGCACTGTGCTGATAGTCGAGACTGTTCTCAGCAATAGTCTTCATCGTGTTGGCCCGAGCAAGGAAAGTCTCTCTTCGGTCACCCTCGGGTATTGCTTTTGCCACAGCCTCTACATCCATCTTGGCAAGGCGGGCGCTTGTAGCATACCAGGAGACTCCCTGAACAAAGACTCCTGCGGACTGACTATTCACTTCAGGATTTCGCATCGACCAGAACTCGCGAGGATTCGTATCATAGTCTTTCACAGCACCCTGAGCTCTGAATTCAAAACTGGACCCGTTGTCTATCCGCCACGCACGGCCATCCTTGTCTACAAGAATGTTGTCCCTGGTTTCTCCTATCACATCACGGTTGCCGAGTAGAGCATCCATGTGAAAGCCCTCTGCGATCTGCCTATGAAGATCTGCAGCTGTCTTGCTATCAACGCTCTGCTCGTACTGCTGAAGTGATATACCTTCAACGAATGCTGACAGCTTTGTGGTTCCATCGTACAGGCGAGAAGGGGGTACAGCTATGCCCGCAGCACGATAGACATCGTCGGCCTGTTGCTCTGCCTGGATGTGACCAGCGCTGGCTCCTGACTTCTTGACCCAAAGGTTTCCGTCCTCGTCCTTGACCAGCTGCGCACCGGTAGTTCCTCCAAGGGCTTTGATTACGGTCAGGCCTGATAGACTGGCAGGGAACGGGGCATCGTTGGTAAAGGCGATTGTATTGGAGACTGGTACGGTTGTTCCTTCGCCTACTGCTGGAGTCTGGGGACCTCCTGCCACCTCTGCTGCCGATTCCTTGTTCATCTTGTACTTGTAGAAAGAATAGTGAGACATATCTGCTTTAGAGTCAGGGAACATCTCTTTGACTTTGGCAAGGATGTCAGCAGGAGGAGTTCCTGCTTTGAGTCCTGCCTTGAAGATAGCTGCGGCATTCTTCGGATCCTCTGGTACCCATGCGTTTGCTTTATCAGCATTCAACTTGGCAAGCTGCTCACCGACTGTGGAGTTGCCAGACTGAACGCCCTTCCACTCCGGATATGTTTCAATTTCCTTGATGATGTCTTCTTGTGAAGCTCCTGCTGTGTGTCCAGCCATTACAATATCTTGTGGTGTGCTGGGATAGTCAGGAGCCCAAGAGGCATGCTCAACCGGAGCATCGGGGAGAGTGGATGAAGCAACAGGTGAAGCTCCTGCCGCTGCCAGCTTGCCGGCTTTCATCTTGTAGTAGTAGATGTTGGCTTTCGTGACATCCACTCCGTACTTGTCTTTGATGTACTGCTGAATCTCTCCAGCTGTCTTGCCGAGACCAACTCCGTGCTTCATAGACTCTATGGGATTTGAATTCCCTGTAGAGCCTCCGACTTCTCCAGGCCGGCCGCTGTGTCCGAAATTTCCACTACCTGCTCCGCCCTTGACGGACTTCTCTTCTTCCTCGTCCTGTGCAGCCTGGTCCTGTTCGGCCATCTCAGCATCATCAAACAACTCACCGACCAGAGCACACCGGCAATTCGGGTGGAGTGGGGGGCCCTCGACATCACTGTAGTCCTGCGACAGTGAAATCTCTTTCCCTCCCCACTCCACATCCTGAGTCTCACCCTCATCCATAAAGTTACTATCAAGCTCTACGACCGTTCCGTTCATGTCCAAGCAGAAAGGGCAGGCATCGGCTGCGGCCACCCAGACCTTGTTCTTCACCACGCCGGTCGCTCGCCATGCTTCAACGTGACCCTTGCTATAAGCTCTGGCTGATTCCGTACGTGCTATTCTCTCGGCGCGATACCCTTCCCAACCTTCATACAGTTCCTCTATCCGGTCCTTGAGCTGGTCAACGGTCTCGCCGTTCTCCATCCCTTCAAGAAGACTGTCCCGTAAGTCCTCCGCGGAAGTCTCGCTGATCTTTTGAGCGAATAGGAATTCTTCATCCTCTAATGCCTGCAAGACCTCAGGGTCATCAATCCACTCTGCAAAGTCTATCTCAACTTCGGCAGCTTTCTGAACCTGCTCATATGACTTCTTGCCAGCAACGGGGAACTTCCTGACTGTCTTGAGTGCCTTGTCTCCACCGGCTTTGTATATGCCGTGAAGTATAGGCGAGACTGCCTGTACAATCGCTTTGATGTCTGCCTCTCGAGCCTTGATCTTCTTAGGAGCTGCGGCCAGTCCTGGAAGGTTCTGGAGGGTGGCCTTCTTCTGCTTCTGGAAGATGCCTGACATCACAGCACGAAGGGACTCTTCTGCTTTTGGCGGAGGAGTGCCCATCAAGTGCTTGTGACTATGAGAATGCTCACAGGTCATTATTTCTTACCTGACAAAAGGTCAATCGTCTCACGGTCGGCCCTCACCTTGCCTGCTCCGTGCCTATCGTACCGGCCACCCTCGTTCCTGACGCGCAGCTTGACCGGAGTACCGGCCAGTGTCGGATGAACGTAGTTGCCTTCCACTTCCATCTCCATGCTTTGACCGAGGATCCCTTCAAGAGTCTTCGCTGAGATCTTCTCCTTCGGTTCAGCTGGTTTCACTTCTCCGTCCTGTTCGCCTTGATCAACTGCACCGCCGGGTTTGTCGATTCCATCCTCGGACGTTCCTGCATCTTGTCCGCCTGTAGCGGATGATGGTTTATCAGGAGCAGGATCCGGAGCGGGTGTCGTACTACCTAGCGGTGCAATTCCGAACGGAGCCAACGGCACATCACCCCAAGCAACAGGGTCTTCGCCGTCACGATGCCTGATTTCGTTGATCGTTGTCTGATATGTAGTGAGCCTCTGGGAGTCCTCGGCATTCTGCATCTGCCTGTCTTTGGGCACAGGGTTATCGAACGCCAGGAACAACCTCTCGTCATACATGGGCGTCAGCTGCTCATTGAGCTTCTGCTCTATACGTGTGCAGCGGGGCAGTGTGTTGTACATAGCCATGTACAAGTCAGAGCCTTCCATGCCTGACCGCGGTGCCCTGCTGATCTGTGAAGAGTCAATCAACCCTATCGGCACAGGGAACACAGAACAGATCTTCTTGAGGATCCAGTCTTCACCCTTATTGAAGTCCAGCTCTGAGGGGTTCCAGCCGACCTTGTCTATCTCATACCGGAAGTCTGTGACCTTGACCTTGCCTGCATTCTTAGCTCCGCGGAAGGTCGCGTTCCAATCACGCTCAACTGCCGCTCGTTCTTTTGGATCGAGTTCGCCTTCCAGGTACTTCACGATCAAGTCAGGCCTTGCCATGTTGCTCATCGTTGCGAGGACAAACTTCTCTCTCAGCTCATTACTCTCAATGGCGTAGGCTGCTGCCTGCGCGGGACCATAGCCGTACCAAGGGTCAAGAGGGTTGGGGTACTTGAAGTGAATTACATCCTCTGGAGCGAGCTCCAATCTTGTATCAGTACCCCAAGCGTTATTGTAGCCGTACCAGTAACCCTTGATGAAGGTGTTACGGTCTGGAATGATTCGCACCCACTGACTTCTCAGGACGAAGAACCTGCTCGGGACTCCCATCCTGTCTTTCTCGATCATCCAGTAGGCATCGCCGGTGAGGTCCAGCATGACACTGGTCAGCTCTTTGACTTCAAACCCGTTCTCCTGGTCATTGACATTCTGCAGGAGGTCCAGCAGAGGATGCTCTTCCAACTCCTCAAAGTCCTCAGCACCGGCCACATGCTCTAGCGCCTTGCACTGCTTCCGAAGTCTCATCGCACTCTTCTTATCCACCGGCATAGTGCGAAAGTTCTTCACAGTGGACTCTCCTACGGACCGTGATGCGTAAAGCCTCAGAGGAGTTGAAGCCACCCTCGTTGCTGACACGTTTGCACAGGCGTACGTCCAACCGAAGTACTTCTGAACTAGAGCTTGCCTGCTGACATCCGGCACCTTGCCGAATCGCTGCATGAAGTCAAGGACTCCATTCGGCAGACTTGTCTCCACCACTTTCCCGAACATTGTATCTTTCACGGATTTGAGTATCGAACTTATATTCATAACGCCCTCATCTTTCTTTGCCCTTGCGATTGAAATAAGGGATGTCGTGGCCCCACAACCTACGATCCCAACTCAGTAACAGTCGTACTGCCAACGTAACCTTGAATAAGAAGACTCGCATCAGAATATACTCCCACTGCTTTGTGGCAGTATGGTGTTCCTTGTCGAAAGCCCTTCCCATGCTGACTCATCATCCATCAATCGCTCAGTGCGTTGCTCGGTAGTCTCTTCGTCCTGCACAGGACTATCGGACTTCTCTTCGCCGGCTATGGCAGCAAGCGCCTTCTGATCAGCCAGCCTCTTCCGCATCATCGCTATCAATGGCGATTCGCTCATACCATTATTCCTTCTTCTTTCAGCAATTGTTCAAGGGCTGCTCGTTCTTCAGATGTCGCAGCTTGAGAGAGTATATCATCAAACGCCCCTTTAGAGGAAGTCAATTCATCCGGCCGAGGAGCTGCTCCGACGTGAGGAGAGATTCTTTTATACACGAGCTTATTGAAAGCGCCTGTACTGGCGTCTGTGCGATCACGGAACTTGCCTGCTGGGAATAGCTCAAGCTCCTGGAGGTAGTCCTTAGTCCACGGTCTATTAAGGATCGCAACATTACCCGCTTCCACTTGAGACGCAAAAGGCTCTGCCCGACTGACCTTATCACCTGTGACTCTGTCGGCGTGAACCGAAAAGCCACGCAAATTCCTGACAGTTGCTTCAGCACTTTCTTTGCCTCCTGATCCTGGTTCCTGCTCACACCATATCCTGACACTACGGGTATCCATCCGGGCCGTCTGCACGATTCTTGTCTCACGCTCTAACGCTCCCCACTGACCGGCGACACAATCAGCTATCAAGAAAGAGTGGTCCCGCATCTCATGGATCAGGACACCTGCGGACAAGCAGCCACTTCCTACTGAGCCGGCTTTGTCCCAGTACCGGATGGACCGTACGATCTGGCCGTGAGGGACTTCATCCACCAGTCTGATCATTTGTGTTTTGAACATGTTGCCAGTCCTTGGCACTGGACGCTGTTGATACAAGGCTGCAAAGTTGAATGCTCCGACCTGCTTCTCGATCTGCATCATAGCGGTCTCATCAAACAGTGTCGGCCATAATGCCTGTCCTTGAGTCCGTCTGTCGAACGCTCCATATGATCCCGGCGAGTTCGTATCCTTCACTGCTTCGAACTGCAGGACGGTCCACTCATCTTTGTTCTGCTCAAGCAAGCGGCCGGCAAGGTCGTCGTGATGCCAGCGTGTCTGTACGACAATTATAGCACTATCATCAGAAGCCCGCCTTGTGAAGAAGACCGCATTGTACCACTCCCACAGCCTCTCCCTATACGTGACACTATCAGCCTCGAGACGGTCCTTGATCGGGTCATCAATGATGCCGATATCGAAACCCCTACCGGTGATGCCTCCCATGATGCCCGACGATTTGTAGAGGCCTCTGCGACCTACGACTTCAAACTCATCGCTGTTCCTGACCCCGTCCTGTGTCCTTGTTCCACCTATGCGAGTCGAAGGAAATAGAAGAGGGTACTGATCACCTACTATGATTCGCTGCACATCCCTATTAGCTACACGGGCGAGGTCGTCTGAATAGGAGACAGCAATCACGTTCTTGTCTGGATATTTGCCTAGAGCGAAAGCTGGGAACCGCTTGCTGACCAGTTCGGTCTTGCCGTGCCGTGGAGGTGTGAAGAGCATTAGCCTCTTGACCTTGCCTGCTAACACATCATCTAGGGCTGCGGCTATGGCTTCGTGATGCCAGTTGGTCTTGTACTCGGGGAAAGTGAATGTTGTGAAAGCAATCATCGATCGCATTGCCTGCAACCGGCGATGGATCTCCTGTGCTATCTGTGAGCGATCTACTGTCATGTATTTAGCTCTTGCGCCAGTGCCAGGATGTCCGCGAGGGGCATCTTCGTGAGATCATCAGTGTTCTGGTTGGCGTTGAGATTGATCTGGGCTTGCGGGACTTTCCCTTCCGTCCGCTCTGCTACGAATACTCTTGCTACGTTATCTCCCTTGCTTGCGTCTACATATACAGACATCAGCATTGCTTCTCTCATGTTGTTGGGCTTGTGGTCAGGTCCGTACTTCTTTCTCAGGTCTGCCATCAGCCAATCACTCACCGGCTTATCTCCTATGGCCCGCAGGAGGTCTGGTATGCAGGACTTGACTGGGGGTCTGCCGTTAGGGTTTGCTACCTGCCCTTTCTTGAACCCATATCCCATCCTCCTGCCCTTCTCGAGGTTCAGTAATGATCTATTTATCGTCCTTGTTTTAACTACGGGTCCTGTCTCACTCACGTTTTAATTCCTCCTGTGCTTTTCACTGAGGACTTCTTGCCTGCTTCAGTGATTGCTTTGACTCTTGCTGCGATGCAGGGCTGGTGCCTGTCTTGCCATTCATCTGCCCGGACTTCTATGAGGAACTTCCTGCCTTGCCTGTCTGGTGAGCTATCTTCGTTGATTAGGGATTCTGCGTCGTCGTTGAGGTCGAGAGTTGATCCGCAACTGCAATGTAACCGGACTGACTTCATATATAGGGGCTCCTGCTTCTGTGTTTATGGCGGGACCTTCCTTGTTTTTTACGGGGTTGAAT